ATCCTCCAAATCATGCGCAGCCCATCGAAACCAGCAGGCGCTACCTTGCACTGCATGTTCAGTTGCCGAAGAGCACCACGCACCGAATTGATCGGCATGTGAGAATGCTTGGCAATGGTGTAGGCGCTCATGGGCATGAGGCGCAGGTAGTCAATTACCCTGTCGGATGGGCACCGGGGTTTGGTTGACAGGGCCATTATGAGCCGCCTTTCTGGCTGGCACGGTCCAGCCGCTCTATCTCGGCAAGGATCAGCGCGCCTGCCTTGAGTAGCTCACTGCGCCGATCTCCCGTCTTGGTTTCCCAGCCTTCGGGAACTATGGCGCTTCCGAAAGTCTCTCCATATCCCGTCTCAGCTGCGGGCCAATCACGAACGCCTGCAGGCATCGCATAGAAGCATGCAAGCGCCGCAATTTCATCGTTCTCATGTAAGTCGTCGTGATCATCTGAATAGCCTTCTTGCGTTGTCTGGCGCTTGCGCTCTGCGAGTACATCGCGTGCGGCATCCGCCAGCGCGGCGGCGTGGTCGGGCCGTGAGTGCTCATACAGTGCAATCGCACCCTCATCATCCTTCTTGCAGTCTTCCCAGCCGAATGGCGTGGCGCGGAAATATCCGAACGGCTCCTGATGTGCCTCAGATATCACTTCTCGGTAGTGAACAATTGCATTAGCAGGAATGCCGTTTGATTGTATAAACTCTTGAGCATCCTCTTGTGCAGAAAACCCTTGAGCCTCAACCATGAATAATTCTCGTGCCTTAGTCATCGAACACCTCGCAAATTAGATGGCTACCCTGCGGACGGCACGAGCGCGGAGCTTGGTAGGCTTGGGTTCGTCGTCCTGGTGTCCATTTACGAAGCCCTGAGACCAGGCGTAGTCATCGTACTTATGATGGGTCTCGTTGCTCCAGTACCAGGATTTCTGGAACTGATCACGATGGGTCGCCCACAGCATTGACTGCTCGACGCGGGTCGGAAGATCACCACCGATGCCCTTGGCCCACGCAAGTGCATCAGCGAAGGTCGCGTCATCGTTGTCGCCGGGCAGCAGAATCACGTGGTAGACATCGCCGTTCTTCCCGGTGGTTACGCCGATCCAAACTTCGCCTTTGTTAAGATCAGGTTTTTTCAGATCAGCCATCATTTGCCCGCCTTCTCAACAATGAATTCAATTGCCTTAAGAAATCCCACTAATATGAGAACGGCAAAGAGGATAGAAAACCCACCCCAGAATGGGGCAGTAACCCACCACCAGCTCCAGTCGATCACATGGCATAGCTTGAGCGTGATAAAAACAACGCCAAGAACACCAAACACCGGGAAACTCGATGATGCATTCGATTCAGCCATTACCCTGCTCCTTTGCGCCCTTCAGCGCCTCAATGATTTCTGCTCTACCCGGAGTCCCCTGTGTCCGCTCAATGCACGCCAGCATCCCCGCTGCATGTGCCTTGCTTGGGCGCGCAGACAATACCAGCCGCACGCAGCAATCCAGGCACTTCAGGTCGTAGGTGTTGCCAGAGTGCTCGCACATCAGGCGCGCTCCAGATATCCATGCATTCTATTTTTCACATCTGCAGAAATTTTGATTGAATTTCGGAAAATATTTTTCAGTCTGCGAACTCGCGCCGCTTTCCGCTTTTCTTCTCGCTTGGCTCACGCCGAACATAGTCAGGCGCAAGGTTCGCGAATCTCGTGCACTCAGCCAGGAAAGCTGCATGCACTACACCGGTTGATCCGTTCCGGTGCTTGCCAATGATGATTTCCGCCGTGCCCTTGTCCATCGAATCCGGGTTGTAGATTTCATCCCGGTACACGAACATGATCACGTCTGCATCCTGCTCCAGCGCGCCAGATTCGCGCAGGTCAGACATTACCGGGCGCTTGTTGGGGCGCTGTTCCAGGCTACGGTTGAGCTGGGACAGCAGAAGAATGGGAATATGCAGTTCTTTGGCAAGAGATTTCACAGAGCGTGATATTTCTGAGAGTTCAGCAGCACGGTTGTCGCCACCACGAACGGTCGTCATCAGCTGCACATAGTCGATCACAATCAGCCCAAGCTTGCCTTCGGTCTTGCGGTAGAGCTTGCGGGCCTTGCTGCGCAACTGCATGGGATTAAGGCCCGGCGTCTCATCAATGTACATCGGAGCATCGTGGATCTTGCTGAGCGCGAATGCCATCTTCTGCCACTCATCATCGTTCAGCCGGCCAGTTTTCAGCTTGTTGCTGTCGATACCGGAAACAGAAGCAATCAAGCGCTCAGTCAGTTGGGTGGCCGGCATTTCCATTGAGAACACCGCTACCGGGATTTTCTGGTTGACGGCAACTTCCTCGGCAATGTTCATCGCCAGCGAGGTCTTCCCCATCCCCGGGCGCCCGGCTACGATGATCATGTCCGTGTCCTGCAGCCCGTGGGTAATCTTGTCCAGGTCTGCCAGCCCGGTGGACTTTCCTGTCAGTTCAGGACAGCCCTTGTCGTAGTATTCCTGAACCCGATCAATCACCTTTGCCGCGGTCGCCTGCAGCGTTACGAAATCATCCGTGCGCTTGGCGTTTCGGATCGCCAGGATATCCGCCTCGGCTGCGTCAAGAATGTCTTCAGCAGTCTGCCCGGGCGAAAAGGCTGATTCCGAAATAGTATCCCCTACGCTGATCAGCTTGCGAAGCTGGGCCTTGGCGTGCACCACCTCAGCGTACCGGGAGATGTTTGCAGCAGACGGAGTGTTGTTTGCCAGGGCACCGAGATACGCCAGCCCGCCAACGTGCTCAGCACACCCACGCGCCTGCAACTCTGCGAACACCGTCAGCATGTCCACCGGCTTGCGTTCCTCCATGAGATAGAGGATCACGTTGTAGATTTTGCGGTGTTCGTCCCGGTAAAAGTCGCCTTCGTCAAGCTCTGTGATTTTGTCGAATGCATCCACATCCAGCATCAGCCCGCCGATGATCGACTGCTCGGCCTCGATGTTGTGAGGGGGGAGTTTCATACCGTCAGGGCTGGGAGCGTTCATGCCTGCATCCTTTCCGGCTCGCGATGCCAGGCCATTTCATGCGCAAAGTTGGCCTCGACCAAAGCACGAGAGAGTGGCGGGCAAACGCTGTTTCCGCACATGCGTACTTGGGCCGTCTTTGTAAGCTCAATGCGCTGTCCGCCCTCATCTATGCCGTGTTCAATGATGTAGTCCACCGGGAATCCCTGAGCATTAAAGAGTTCGCGTGGCGTCAGCATGCGCATGCCGATGTCGGCAATTTCGTATTGCTCACCAGCTACAGTCACCACGCCAAAGCGATCTTTTGTCGTGATGGTGTGGAGAGGCCCGCGCAGTTGTGGGTCCTGGTCGGTGCCGTAGTATTTGATCAAGAAGGCGCGCACATCAGCATGATGCGTGCCGCCGGCACTGATGGTATGGAGAGGCTCATCAGTACCGGCGCCGACGTTGTCACCACGCAGCTTGATCATGTTGCTTGTGACGATTCCTGCTGCTGCACCTTGTGCGGTGATCGTATTGATTGGCAGTTCAGCGGAGCGGATACCGTGGCTGAAGCGCTTGCTACCATCCTTGCCTTCCCCATGCCCCATATGGATCAGATTCGCTGCGACAAGGCTGTGATGATCAACGCTCGTGACAGTTCCAATCGGATCGCGCAAGTCACTGCCGACGACACCGGAGTAGTGCTTGGCAAGGAAGGCAGAAACCAGGGCATGCTTCTGCCCCCCAGCGACTACCGTACCAAGTGGCTTATCCAGCCCTGGCACTCGCGGTGATTGCCCTGGGCGCTCGCCGTATCCAGTCTGAATAAGGGTTGGAACCACAGGATCGCCGGCCCCGACAATGAATGGTTCATCCGCATTGACAACGTACCGCATAATGCCCTTGGCAATTCGGCGACAGGTTGCATCGGCCAGCGAGCGAGTTCGTTCAAAGATGCTTGGGGCGGTGATACTCCAATCGATGCACTCGGCGGCGGTACGCCAGGGCTTGAGCTTGCCGGACTTCACCCCCTCGCTTGTAGGGTCGCCGTGAGTTGGTGCCGGCCAGCAGATGGGCAGACCGTCACGGCGGCCGATCAGGAAGAAGCGCTTGCGGATGGTTGGGGCGCCAAAATCGCAGGCACGCAGCTCACGGTAATCTACTGCGTAGCCCTGGCGCTTGAGCGCATTCACGAACGCACCGAACTCGCGCCCCTTACGCTTTGGGCACGGCATCCCGTCCGGGCCAAGCGGCCCCCAGGTGGTGAACTCTTCGACGTTTTCCAGCATGATGACGCGGGGCTTTACCTTAGCCGCCCAGCGCAGGGCCACCCAGGCAAGGCCGCGAATCTTCTTTTCCACCGGCTTGCCGCCCTTGGCTTTCGAAAAATGCTTGCAGTCCGGGCTGAGCCACACAAGGCCTACAGGCTGATTGCCGGTGATCGCAATCGGATCGACATCCCACACGGATTCGCAGAAGTGTTTTGTGTGCGGGTGGTTCGCACGGTGCATCGCCAGAGCTTCAGCGTTGTGGTTTATGGCAATATCAACAGGACGTCCGAATGCCTGCTCAATCCCGGTTGACGTGCCACCACCCCCAGCAAAGTTATCAATGATGAGCTCATCAGCCAACGGAAGCTGCATCGTGAACCGATCAACCTTCATTTTTTCTTCTCCTGAAATTGTCTAGCCAAGTATCCGCAACTCAGAAAAATTTCGATTGAACTATTTGCGCATTCCTTTGGGCCAATCACGCTCATCGAAGAACTGCTTTCCGTCCTTCGCAAAATCCCAGGTGGTGCTGATTTCGTTCCGCTCTGGCATCATCTCTTCGCCGGCAGCAAGAAGCTGATTGCAGCGCCGACGCAGTGCCTTGTTGATCTGGCGCTTGTCGTCCTTTTCGGAGCGCGCCGTGGTGAATCCGCAAATCGAAGTCCTTCTAAAGCTTCGGCTCATCTTTAGGTTCTCCCTCGAACAGATCCGGCTGCTCCTCTCTGGATGCGCGGATCTTGGATGCAAACTGCACGCGCCCGCCCTTTGGAACCTTGGCCGGAACAATTCCAGCCTTGCGTGCGCACGTCGGGCCAATCGGCTCGCTGCCGATGTAGGCGTAGGGCTTGGTGGCGTGACCACAGATTGCGCAGCGGGTCATGCTGCATCGCCTCCGAACATGTCTCTCTGTGATTGTTCTCGCAAACGCAACACAAGGGCCTGCCTGCACCGCGCCTCTGCGATTTCAACGTACTCGGCTTCCCGCTCGATGCCGATAAAATTGAACCCTTCGCGGATTGCGGCCTTCCCAGTTGAACCAGAGCCCATGAACGGGTCCAGCACCGTTCCTCCTGGCTGTGTTACCAAGCGGCATAGGTAGGCCATCAGGTCAGTGGGTTTGACCGTTGGATGATGATTGCCGTTGCGCTTGCTCCAGTCGGCATCCTCGCGCTCGCGCATCGTCGCGCTGGCCCCAACTGCGGGCCTGTCTCCGCTGAACAGGCCTTCGTTACGATCCGCTCGGCTGGCTTTCGCACAGTAGAAAAATCGCGCTGCGCTGCCTGACCCACTACTGAAAGCTGATCGCTGGTCTGGCGTATATTCTGATGTGCCTGTGCCGATCCGGCTGCCGTACCCGGTGACCTTCGTCTTCGGAACACTCCAGCCGGCGCCATTCGACTGCGGAAACAACGCAATAACTTCCTGGCTGCCGTCGTGGATGACGTTTGCAGGCCAGCGTCCTTCGGCGTCATAGTTTTCACGAACGTTCTGGCCCATGTCTCCAAGCACGTTGTTTTGCCGTGCGCCGTTTCCGTGGTCGGCATGCTGGTTCTTGCCTTTGCTCTCAGCCTCGTCGTCCTCGCTGTCGAACGGCACGCGGCATGCGTCAATGTTTAGCGGGGTGGCTTTAGCTGCGGCCTTTCGAGCCAAAGTAATCGGCTCAAGAGCGGGTTTCAGACAGGATTGTGCTTTGGGGAATCCGCTTCCGTAGATCCAAGCGATCATGTCCCTAATCTCGAAACCTGCATCATCGATACGGCA